TTATATCTTCTATAGTGTAAATACTACCTTTTTTTACTCCCATTACTATACCTGTTTGAGAATATGTATTTTTACATACTACTTTTTGTCCTATTTTAAACATAGTTTTAAATTTATAGGTTAATAGTTAGAATAATTAATAATAAGATTAGAATAATTAATATTAAGATAGAAAGTATTAAGATTATGTATTTGTTGTCTAAAAGGTTTTTAGTATTTTTTGATATAGAACTACATAAACTTGCTATTATAAGGATTAAAAATCCTGTAGCGATTAATAGCATGGTGTATTTTACTATTGACAGTAAAAAGGTTATTGTTTGTTCCATAAATTAATTTTTTAGTAATTCTAATACTTCTGAGCTTCTCTCAGTATTAGCTTTAATGTATCTTTTATCCATTGTTTTTAAAGGTTTAGTGGTTAATAATTAAGTGTTAAAAATCTCCCATATTATTCTCTCGGAGTGGGTGATTAGTATTCTTGCTTCCTCGGTACATTGACCTCCACAATACTCTACTCCTGCTGACTAGGCTTTACTTTAGGCTCTTATATCTCAAAGTCATTAAGAGAAGGGCACATTTTAATTTCCATAATACTTCGCTGACCAGGCATTAGGTTAAGGGATTTACATCATATTGTTAGGTCATAATATGAATACCACTGTTAATAATTAAGTGTTAAAACTATCACAAGGTTGCACCTTGAACAACTTTAGTAAAACTAGTTGTAGCTAATCTTCTGTCCTGCAATTGTATAATAGTTTATATTTTAAAGGTTGTAAATTAAGTGTTAAAGTGTAATATTATAGATTCGTTGAAAAAATGGATTTTTACTAAAATAGGGGGAAGGTGGATAGTGGTCATTATCAACCACTTAGCCCCCTTTTTACCCCTAAAACTATTAACCTAAAAACTAAAAATCCATGAAAAGTACCAAAAAATGCAACATAAAGCAACACTTTAAATACTCCTTATATTTCCCTAATCCTCAACTACTTATTAAAAGTCAAGGATTTTTCCAATTATTTTTCCCCTCAGCATAAAATATTTTTATGCAAGTATTTATCAATATATTTTTTATGATATTCGTCATATAATTTTATGCTCAATAAACATAACATAATATGAGATATCTCATCAAATAATATGACCTAATTGCTAAAACCTAAAAAGGGAAAACCTAAAATCTAAAAAAGGAAAAACCTAATTTCCTAATCTTGATTTACCATTTTAAAATCCCCTATATAGATATATCTATATAGAAATCTTTTTTATCCATAACCCCAATCTAAAGAGAAAAAACAAACTATATGTATTAACATACATATAGAGAAATTTTACAATCTAAAGAAGGAAAAAATAAAAAGGCTCATAAAATTCAACACTGCTCAACTAAAATAACAGTGGTCAACCTGAGAGTGTCCTAATAGAGTGGCAAGAATTAAAATAGGGGCAAGGAGTTTCCCCCTTGCCCTATTATTTCCACTACACTGTTTGTGCAACAGAACCTGCCAATAATGCAGTGATTTCATCATCACTTGCACTCATTTCACTTGTGTTAATCTCGAAGAAGTGTTTTACACCTTTTCCATCAGCTTTAGGTTCAGCTCTGTGGAACACAATTACTTCTTGACCCACACCTACTGGTTCTTTGGTTTTACCCATTTTGTTAACAATAGTTTGAGTACCTGGTACTGTAATGCCTTTTAAAGGACCATCAAGAATTTGCACATTGTGCAAATTGTACTTTCCAATGTTACCATTGTCAAATGTTTTGTTACCTGTGAAGGTTGCTGCCGATTTTACTACTGCTCTAAATTTTTCCATGTTTTCTAATTTTTATGGATTAAACAATTTATTATATCAAAAATAAGTGAGGGAAGAATTAAGGGGAAAAGAAGAATTAAGGGGAAAAGAAGAATTAAGGGGATTAATTTTAAAATAAACAGGGTCATTACTAACCCTGTTTATAATTTTTTTACATACTTATTTGTTTTTGGAAATCCCTCCATGATGTGCAAATAATATCTAATCCTGATTCAAATTTAATACGAATGTATTTATAGTTTTTTGTTCTCATATTATCTATTATTGATGTGTAAATCATGTGCTTTTTATCAAGGATATTTTGTTTATCTTCTTTAGGTTTTTTCTCAGGTATGTCATAGCTTGCTATACTTTTACCTGTAGATAAGTTGATACCAAATGGTGGTTTATTTACTGGGTAATAAACCATTATGACTTCCTCTTCTATCAAAAGGTAGTTTCTTAAACCTTGATGGCTTCTTGACCATCGTCTAAGGATTCTTGTTTCAAGTGTGTTTACCCTGTCAAGTTTTGTTCTCATAGTTTTATGTTTTAAAGATTAATATTTTGTTTGTCAAGAATAAGTGAAGGAAGAATTAATTTTAAAGCCCATTTAAGACACTTTCTACATCAAGGTATAGAAATATACCAATCAGGTAGTAAAAGTGTCTTAAACATAGCTTAAAATGCAAAATAAGGCTATTCCTCATCTTCATCCGAAGTGCATTCATAAATGTAGGTGGGAATACCACCAATTAGAATTAGTTCTGGCATAATGTTATTTGTTAAGGTTAATACTAAGTTTAAGTGAAGGAAGAATTACATTCTACAGTCTTGAGAAAGAAAGAGAATGGAGAAAGGAAGAAGAGGTTGCAACAGTGGTCAGTGATGCAACAGTAGTCAATGAACTTCCTCAAGTATTAGTGAAGGAAGAATTGAAGGGATTGTTGTTTGAATTATTTATACTCCCCTGTGAAATGTCGGTTTTTATTTAGGGTGGGGGAGTAGGAGATTAGTGATGATGGGTCGGGGTGGATTTAGGGTAGAACACCCACTCACTACAAAACAAAATTTTATAAACCCGTAAAAAAATTATAAAAAAAATTTTTTTTACCATAACCAACCAAGTCTTTACAAAGCCTTACCAATAACTCCTAATAACCTCCCCACAAATTTTAATGGCTTTACCCTGCATCTAAAAGTCCTTACCATGAAATTTAATATATACAGGCGGAAATCTTCCCACAATTGCTCTAATTGACCACACTTGAAAATAGAGCCTCCCCCTTTCCTTTTTTCTCTTAACTCTCTGACACTCAAGCAATAAAAAACAGCAAGTCCTACAAAGAAAAAGAAAGAACCAAAGAAAAAGAAACACTCTTTAGAGTGTTTCTATATATCATATATACGTAGTATATATACCTTTTACCGCGTGCGTGTGCATACCCGCGTGTAATGTAATTTTTTTATTTTCCGTTGTCAAGCTTTTTCTAAAAAATTTTTTAAAAAAATAATTTACTTTTTATTTGGTAGTTGTTAATTTTTTTATTAAATTTGTTAAATATTTAAAATGTAAAAAGTATGGTTTATCAATTTGAAGTGGGTATATACCCAAGAATGTTATGGGTTGCATTAGAAACCACTAAAGAAGAAATAGAGTCTAAATTCAACATAGAAGTACCTGAATCAGCTTTAGAGGATGGAGCTAATACTACAAGCCTCATATCTAAACTAAACACTCAAGAGAGAGGTATTCTAATTTTCACAAATGAAAAGAGTTTTAGTATTAACCACTTATGTCATGAATCTTACCATGCTGCACTTGAATTAGCAAAAAGTATTGGTATGAACCTTTCTTTTGAAGACCAAGAACCTATGGCTTACCTTATAGGGTTTATTGGAGAATGTATTAAGAAAGCGGAGATAGCACTTGAAACAAGAATAGAAAAACAATAATTATGGAAAATAAAGAACTTGAAAAACTCATAGATACCTTTTCCAAGGAAATCTTCCATGAGTCTAAAAACGAGAGAAAAATTATTTTACATACAGGGAAACAAGGTATAATAGAATACTTCAAAGCATTACATAAAGCTTTTAAAACTTCAGAGGAGATAGAAGCTTTAACTAAAAAGTGGAATGAAGAATTACAAAATGTAAGTTATATAATATCTGATGATTGTATTACAGTTAATGACTTAAAATAATAATTATCAAAAACAAACACGAATTAAAAAGAGTTTTAACAATGTTAAATATTTTGTAATGAGGATTTATAAACTTGAAGGTAAAAATTATCCATCTCTCAGTAAAGAAGATTTTCCAAATACTCTTAAGTATTTAAATCTTCTCCATGAGGATTTATCTTTCTTTGCAACACCTGAGTATGAGTATAATGCTATCATAGTAGATAATGCAAGAGATTTTAAACTTATGTTTGTAAAGACCTTAGAGAATAACAAAAACGAATTAATATTTGAATTAAATATTGGTAAATTAAGAAAAACAAAAAAAGCTTTAATAAAACAAGCACATGATACTGATTTAGAGATGTGTGAAAGAATTTTTAAATATGTTATTGAAACTAAAAGTTTAATAAAATAATGAAAGCATTAGGTAAAACATTACAGTTAGAAAATGAAGCTTATTACCTCAAGAATCTTGAGATAATTAATACTGTATTACCTGTAAAATTATCTGAAAAAGAAATAGAAATTCTATCCTTATTTATGACTTATGAGAATAACATAAATGGGGATAGATTTTCTTCTATAATCCGTAAAGAGGTTATGAAGAAATTATCTCTTTCTCCAGGTGGTTTAGGTAATCACTTAGCTTCTATGATTAATAAAGGACATTTGGTAAAAACTTTAGAAAATAAGATACAAATAAAACCATATTTGTTTCCAAACCCTAATGAGCAAAATTATCATTTTAGACTTATAAACAATGCTGTACACAAATGATGAATTAATTAGAGAGTTTTATGATAAACACCCAGAGTTGTGTGGAAAATTCTCTATCTTTAAAGTTAAGGAAATAATATCTTCACCATTTCAATTCTTTAAAAAAGAAATAAGTGAAAATAGATTTAGAAATTTTTGCTTTAAGAGATTAGGAAAAATGGTGTATAATTCAAATTATGTTTATACCTTTGTGAAAGAATCAAAAAAATTATATGAAGCTGGTAAGATATCAAAACAAGAGTATTTAAAAATATTTAAAGACTATGAACATGCAGTTAGAAAACATTTGGCACTACGTAATTGGGAACATGCGATACAAGATTTATTACTCGAAGAATAAATTTTTAATAAGAAACCATATTCTTGAGCAGATTGAATTTCGTATTCGTGTTATGAATAAAGAGTGTTATGATAAAGGTTATTGCATAAAATGTGGTTGTCATACAACAGCTTTACAAATGTGTAATAAATCTTGTGAAGGTAATTGTTATCCTGAAATGATGAGTAAAAAAGATTGGAATAGATTTTATACAACAGGATATCCTATTAAAGGTTGGACACATAATATAGAAACAATACAAAAAAAAGATGGTGGTTTTTTGCTTATAGAACTTTTAATGTACAAAAATAAAACTAAATACTTCAACAGTAATGAATTGGATTAATAAAGAAATAGACTTAGGTGTTGTAAAAGCTGGGGAGAAAAAACTTTCTATCTTTCAATCTGCAAGACCATTATCTGATTGGATAAAAACTGTAACAGTTGGTTGTAATTGTGTCAACACTAAAATAACTCCAAAAGGGTTACAAACAACTTATTTTGTCAAAAAATTCCCTGTACACCTTTCTCTAAAAGGTGTGGAAGAAATGGAAATTTATAAAGTTATCACAATCACTTATAAAGATGGTGTAAAAGAATTTTTAATTTTAAAAGGTATATTAGTAAAATGAGTGTAAGACCTTATACAGATAAAGCTTTGTTAGACAAAGTTAAATCTTTAAAATCCTTTAAAAGAATACCTGAAGGATATTGGGTATTGGGGGTTAGAAGCACTGAAGATACTTCTAATAAATTTGATGATAAGTTTTATGTCTTTAAAGGAGAAGAGTTTCAGTGGGTAACATCTGGTTCAACTAATCCTGGTAAATCTGGTTTGCTAAATCCTGTAAATAAGAAAGGTACAGCTATTGTTAAATCTGATGAATGGTATTATGATGTTTGGAAACTTGGTAAACATAAAAACAAAATACCTGCTTATGTTCAAGATAAACCAATTAAGTATTATAGAGATAATAACAAGAATCTTAAATCTGAAGAGATAGGAAGACTTTATAATGGTATTATAGGTATTAACTTACATACTACCACATACTTAGAAGAACATTTTCAAAATAAATATTTCTCTACAGAAGAGATAAATTCATGGTCTTTAGGTTGTCAAGTTATGAATAAACCATACATGTTATGGAAGTTATTATCTACTGAACAAGAGTTTTTAACATATTGTTTAATTAAAGAATTTTAGTATGGAGGTATTAGAATTAGGAGAGATAACTTTTCCTCCAGAAGAAATTAAGAAATTTAAAGATTACATCAGTAGTAATTTTATAGATGTTCACTATAGTGCTCACGTAAAAAAAGATGGTGTAGATATTTTACTTTTCAAGTATGTAAAACAAGATGGTCAATCTTTTCCAGATTTGCATAAAATGATAAGTGTTCCATTCTATAAAAGCAAAAAACTATTTTTAGCTAATTTAAATCAAAATATGATTAATGCTGTTATAGAACACCAAAAAGAATTACGGTCTTTAAATATGAAACATGAATTACTTTCTGAGTTTAGAGAGTTGTTACGGGAATATAAATACTGTTTAGAAATTGATTATCAAACAAAAACTAAAGCTGTTATTTTAGTAAAAGATAAAAATGATAATATAGTATTAGCTAAAACTTCAGAAGTAAAAAGCCCTGTATATCAATTCTATTATGATTTAAATAAATATTTTTGTACAGAATTAAAAAATATAAATGGTGGCAATGATAAAGAAATATTGGTTAGAGAAAGCGAAGATGAAGAAACTTTTTTTTGAAAGTTATAAGATTTGTTTTAAATGTGGCACATACACAAAAGTAGATGCTGGTGGATTATGTAATAAATGTAGTAATGGCACAACTGTTTGATATAAATGATAAAGTGGTATTCCCACATGCAGAAACTCTTATGATAGAGCCTTTTAAAGAAATATGGGAAAGAGATAAATCTAAAGGTAAAGAGATTGCTCTTAAAGAATTTGCATATATAGAATTTATTTCTTCTATGAGAAAAACTAATCCTTATAAAGGATATTCTGAAAAAGAAAAAAGTAGTAAAATTATCAAAGATTTATTTAAAGATACAAAATGGAAACCTGATACTTTAGTTCTTCAAGGAATTAATAAAGTTAAAGAATTTCAGATGGAAGCTTCTGTTACATACTCTTACTTTTTAGCTGTTAAAGAATCTGTTGAAAAGATTAAAGAGTTTTTAAAAACAGTTAATTTAGCTGAAAGAAATTTTAAAACAGGTATGCCTGTATATAAACCTAAAGAGTTAACCTCAGCTTTAGTTGATACAGAAAAAGTTTTAGCTAACTTAAAATCTATAGAATCTAAAGTTGAAGAGGAACTTTTTGAAGAAACAAGGAATAAAGCTAATAAAGAGATTAGTTTATTTGCTGACCCAGAAAGTTTAAATATGTAAGTATGGCAGATAAGTATAAGAATGGTAAAGTAGAATCAATAAGAAATCCTGATGGTATATGGATTAATTCCAATGCTTTTAGAGAAGAAGCAATACATTTTAATAAACATGGTTACTATTGTGCTGACCCTACAGGGTCTCCATCTTGGTTTGAGTATTGGAGGGAGCAAAGAAAAAGATTTATAGAGGGTTATACTGTTGGTGGGGCTACAATAACAGGGGAACATTACTTCTACTTAAACTTTAGCCCTATACAAAAGATTGGTGATGTTGTTGGTAACAGGTCAACTAAAGTTTATGAATCTCCAGACTTTTGGGATGGTGATTATAACTATTTCTGGGCAAGGGAAATTGCAAGGAATGGTGTACTTCCAATGTTTATTAAAGACAGTGAAAAAATAAAACAAATAACTGAAACCAAAGACTTTGAAACAGCAAAAAAATTATATGATAATCTCTTTTTAGAAGTGAAAATTGCAGAAGAGTTTTTGTTTGGTGGGTATAACATGATTGTTGCAAAAGCTCGTAGACGTGGTTATTCTTATAAAGCTGCTTCTATAGCGAGTAGAAACTATTTTACTGTACCTAAATCACTAACAATATTTTTAGCTGAAGATAAAAAGTATTTATACCCTTCAGGTGTATTTACTCATAGCCTAAATAATATAAACTTTGTAAATACCTTTACAGGCTTTGCAATGCCTTCTGATGAGATTAATAAACAAGACCACATTAAAGCTTCTTATATAACATATTCAAAATCAGGTAACAAGATTAAAAAAGGTTTTGAATCCGAGATTATAGCATTAACTTGTAAAGATAATCCAGATGCTGCAAGGGGTAAAGATGCTTTAGATGTATTTATTGAAGAGGGTGGTGCTTTTGGTACACCTGGTTTATTACAACAAACATATAGAGCCACAGAGGATTGTGTTAAAGCTGGTAATATAAAAACAGGTTTAATAACTATATATGGAACTTCTGGGGATATTGATGGGGGTACTTATGACTTTGCAGATATGTTTAAAAGACCTGCTGCATTTGATTTTTTACCTTTCAAGAATATTTGGGATGACAATTCTTCTGATACTAATTGTGGATTTTTCCATTCTATAGATACAAACTTAGAGGGATTTTATGATAGTCAGGGTAATTCTAATAGAGAAGCTGCAAGACAAGTTATACTTGCTGAGAGAGAAAGGTTAGTTAAAGCTGGTGCTACTAATAATGAAATAGCATTAAAAATACAAGAAAGACCTTTAGGACCTGCTGAAGCTTTTGCAAGTGCTGCTAAGAATAATTTTCCTGTTGTAGAGCTTGAAAAGCAAAAGTCAAAAGTTGTTTCTTTAGGTTTGCAACAAACTAAAGGTATGCCTGTTGATTTAATTATGGAGGGAAATTCAGTAATTGCAAAGCCAATCTTGAACAGAAAAGCTACTCCTATAACAAGCATGTTTAATTTGCCTGCGGATAAATCTGGTTGTGTTGTTATATATGAGCAACCTGTATCTGATGCTCCTAAAGGTTTATATAAAATAGGGTATGACCCTGTAAGACAGGATAATGGTTCTTCCTTTGCATCAATGATAGTGTATAAGGGTGTTCATAAAAATAGTTTATACCA